GTAAGATTATAGAGTATGTTCTCAATGAATGGGCGATGCGTTCGCCAGATGGTTTGGCGAGTGGACATGACACCCCAGAAAATATTTCTATATTAAATGAAATACTGGCAGAACGAGATGAGATCAATCCACTTGCTTCTAAATATTTTGTAAATAAAGGAGGATCGTTAATCGCAAAAAATCATCCGATGTATCAAGACGGAACGAGCATAGAAATGATAAAGTCGGGGCAAGCGGCTAAAAAATGGCATAAAACTTTTGGCGCAAAGGCAAAATGGGATGTAAATTTTCTCACGCAAGAAAAAGGTTTTAATCAAAACTCCGCAGAAAAAATTATTGATGCATTGGATGAGCTTTCTGCACAGAATAAAATGGATTTTCTTGAACACTTGGATAATGAAACGCCGGAAAGTGCAGTAAGTTATATAAACGAGAAAATAAAACAATCGGACTTCTTGAACTTTATGAAAGCATTGGACGGTGCAAGATCGTCGGCGAAAAAAGTAGATTCTACTGGTTCTGCGGGTCGTGGAGAATATATAATTGTATTGTTGATCAAAGACGCGAAAAGTGCAGGAACGAAGTCTGGGGATATTTTGCTGGCCGATGGTAGAAAAATAGATGTAAAAGAAGGTTCTGACATTTTTAGAATAACCGTTGCGGCATTCGGTAGAGGAGGATTTGATAAAGTTCCCTACATACGAGCACTCACAGAACTCATGGAATATTGTAGAAAAGATGAATATAAGGAAGCATTGATTGATCTTTTAAAAGAATCCGGTGCAGAAGACGGTTTAGGCTCGCTAGGAAAGAAAAGAAGCGATTATACTGCAACCGAAGATTTTATAAAAAATCCTTCATTATTTAGTTTGGGAGTTTCTGTAATATATGGTTTAGAAACTTTGCGATTATATGTAAGAGGACTTTCAGAAAAAGAATATGGAACGGTTACTGGTACCGAGAAGGTAGAATTTGATTTAGACGATAGCACAAAAGTTCTTAAATTGAAAGACCTTGATGCAGAGAATGAAAAAAAGATAAAAGAACCAGCACCAGAAGGATCAACTGTTCAAATAAAAGTATCTCCAATTGAAAAACAAGCAAGAAAAATGGAAATAATAATTCCACAAATAAAAAGACTTGAGTTTTTCAAATATCATCCCCAAGTTGATAAAGACATTTACGACCCAGTTAAAGTTGCAAGTGAAATGCTCAAGGCTGTATCCTCATCGGGGGGAAGTTATACTGGCGGAATTATTTTATTCAAAGAAAATGGCACATTTGAATATGAATCAAATCTAGAAAACTGGTTTGGAGACTGGATGTTTTATGGTTATGCGCAGAGTGGACCAGTTCTTATCAAACGAAAAAGTAGCGGAGATGTACAATGAAAAATGAAATTGAAAAATTAATAGAAAACGTAATACTTGACTGCGAATCTGACGATAGAATATCGTCCGGAGTATTTGATATACACAACGCCGATCACTTGGCTGTTTTTGTAGAACGCTCTGTGCGATTTGGGTTGACCGAGGAAATAGCAGAAAATCTACTCGACACGGCAATGTTTGCAGAAGGAAAATATCCAGACCGCCAAGCTTATAACAAGGAAGGATGGTTGGTTACATTTCCATCTAAAGAATATCGTGACGCTGCAATAAAAAAAGGAACACACGCTGTATCGGACCCAACCCACGGTAAGGGTGGTATGAATCTTTACTATAAACGCAAGGGAAAACAAAGACGACAGACGGCACAGGCAACAACCTCTGTAGATCAACAAGTTAATACCGGTCAGACAGCAAAACAATCCGCGCCAGTTGCGCAACCAACAAATAAAAAAACTGTACAAACAGGAACTCCCTCGGATGCTCCAAAAGATTCTAAGCCAAAGTCGCAAGCTCCCGAAGAAGATTTGGATGTAGATTCAAGAAGTGACGCGCTATTGAAATATGCCGCAAAAAAACTTGGACCTACTTATAAAGGAAAGTATTCACAAGAACCAAGTTCGGAAGCACCAGCCGCACCAGCCTCAGCCGCCGCTCCCGCTATAGACGTTCCTGTGGTAACAACTCCTCCCGAACAATATTCTTCTGTATCAAAGAAATTTGCCGCTAAAAAAGGTTGGAGAGCGGAACCATATGGTGAATATAGAGATGTTGAAGGAAATACTGTAGCCGTTGTTGGATTGAGCGGTGAAGTTGTGCCGGTTAAGAGTGTTGACAGAGATGAATACAAAATCTTTGCAGAAAAGAACATGACGTAATATGGCAGGCAGCAACGCACAACTTCTTTGCACTTTCGCAAAGTATAATACATATCAAAACGAAATAGATGCGTTGTCTGAGTATTACAACATACTTGAAAAGAAAGTGTATGTATTACAAAACGTCGCCAATAAGGACGAAATATTTCTGACATATAATGCTGAAAAGAACGGTAGTCAGTTTTATACCAACACCATTTCTGTTCATCGTAAAAAAGAACATAATATTATATACAGCATCAATGCTCTGAATGAACTTATCAAAGAGCAGAATAACGGCATAGTATCAAATACATTTCAGATAAACTGGGAACAATATAAGAACTCATTCATTACTGCCAGAGAAGGCAAAATAAAAGTCACGCCAACACGGTTGATGAAAATTTATCAGATAAGTTAAGCATAAACTTTCTTTAGTTTATAGTTATAGATACTTAACGAATGACTGATTAACGATTGAAAAAATAGCCAACGGCTTCTTATAGATTGACGATTATCATTTATTGAGTCATAGTATTCAACATTGACCGAGTTGAGTATTTTCAAATTGGTCAAAACACATTAACAATTAACGAATAAATAATTATGTCATTAGACCTTAACAAAATTAAGTCGCGTCTTGATTCGCTCAAGAGCACACAAAACAAGACCACCGCCGTGTGGAAGCCAACACCGGGCAAGAACGTAATCCGAATCGTTCCTTATGCTCACAATCCTGAAAATCCGTTCATTGAACTGCTTTTCCACTATAATATGAACGGTAAGACATATCTGTCTCCTGCTTCATTTGGTCGCCCCGATCCTATCGTTGAGTTTGCCAACAAGCTCAAGAAGAGCGGAGACAAGGAAGAGTGGAAGACTGGTCGCTCGCTTGAGCCCAAGCTTCGTACATATGTACCTGTTCTCGTTCGTGGAGCAGAGCACGAAGGTGTGAAGTTCTGGGGTATGGGCAAGCAGGTGTATCAGGAAATCTTGAGCATTATTGCTGATGCTGACTATGGCGATATTACTGATCTGCGTGCAGGTCGTGACATTGTCGTGGAGTTCAAGACTGCCGAAGAAACTGGCAAGAGCTTCCCCGAGACCACAATTCGCGTAAAGCCAAATCAGACTCCCGCGTTTGACCCTTCTGATGCCGCCATCAAGGAGAAGGTCAAGAACCAGAAGAACGTGACAGAACTGTTTCCGGAACTGTCTTACGAAGAACTGGCCGCTGTAATGGATACTTGGTTGAACTCTTCGCAGGAAGCTGCTGAAGATGGCGAGACTGTTTCCGCCACTGCTGCTACTACTGAAGCAGAACCCGCCGATGTTCCTGCACCAAAAAGTGCTACGACCAAGGCTGCGGTCAAGGCTCCTTCCAGCACTAAGGAAATTGCTGACGAATTCAACAATTTGTTCAACTCGTAAGTTGAACATAGTAGTAGAATAAATGATGAGAAGATGGTGCGCCAGATGGAGTACTGGCGCACCATTACTCAAACATACTATCATATATGAAAAAGAAAACTATTGAACACGAGATTGAATCATCTCGCGATGAACTGGCAGAAGCATTGGCTGACTCCATCAATAAGAACAGCGACGGCAAAGTTGCTTTCTTCCTTGATGCAGAAGATGATCCTTCGCAAATTACTGACTGGGTTTCTACCGGAAATAGTCTCGTTGACTTGACTATTGCCAATCGACCAAATGGTGGATTGCCTGTAGGTAGAATTACTGAACTGACTGGTCTTGAAGCATCTGGTAAGAGCCTTATGGGCGCTCACCTGCTTGCTGAAACTCAAAAGAAGGGCGGACTGGCAGTATTCATTGATACAGAAACTTCCGTATCTACGGATTTTCTAACAGCCATTGGTGTAGACGTTCCAAAGATGCTATACATCAATGTTGATACAGTAGAAGATGTTTTTGATAAGGTTGAAGAAATCATCACTCTTGTTCGCAAGAGCAGCAAGAATCGTCTTGTGACTATTCTGGTTGACTCTGTTGCCGCTGCTTCTACCAAGAAGGAACTGGCAAGCGATCACGGTGCGGATGGTTATGCCACCGGCAAAGCCATTGCTATCAGCAAGGCGATGAGAAAGATCACAGGACTTATTGCTAAACAGCGTGTATGCTTGTGCTTTACCAATCAACTTCGTCAAAAGGTAGGATTTGTTGGACTTGGCGATCCTTGGACAACCAGTGGTGGTAAAGCCATTGCGTTCCACGCTTCGCTTCGCCTACGTCTAAAGCAGTTGAATCAAATCAAAAACGCTGATAAACAGACGGTTGGTATTCGTACCAAGTGCACTGTTGTCAAAAATCGTATGGGACCACCTATGCGAAGTGCTGAATTTGACATCTACTTTGACCGAGGCATCGACAACTTCAGCAATTGGTTGGAACATCTCATTGAATGGGATATTGTAACCAATGCCAAGAAGCCAAAGGTTGCAGGTGAAAAGAAGACAAAGAAGCAGTTGGAAGAAGAAAAAGAAGAAGATAAGAAGGCAAAGAACCTACAATTCATTATGCCTGTTGAAGGTAAAGAACCCGAGACAGTTGTATTTGAAAAGAAGGACTTGCCCAAGCTGCTCAAGGACAGACCAGAGTGCAGAGACTATCTTTATAACAAACTCGTTGAGAACTTTGTTATGAAGTATAAGGCTCCTAACTCTGAAATGGCTGATGACGTTGAATACGACGAAGCATCAGAAGGAGCAGACGACTAAAATGATCGTGTGGAGTGAAATACCTCCACACGGTTTTTATTATTACGAAAGGAAACATATGAGCGAAGATGCACACGACATAAATAATCAGATAGAAGAAACGGCTATTGAGCCAAAGAATAAATTAAAAAAGACCAAGGCAGAAAAAAAGCCTAAAGCTAAGAAGACAAAGGTTGCAAAAACCCCAAAAGTAAAATTGACCCCTTTGACTGAAATGTCCTATGAGGACTTTGAAAAGCTTCTGGCAGAAAAGGGCGAAGAGGGCGTATTTGAGATGTATGCAGACGAAATCCGAGAACACGGCGATTGGATTTGGCGTGAACAAGATCGCGGAGGACCAATGTATGAACTAGACAGTTGCATCCGAATGGCCGAACAAGAACTGTTGGATGGTCTCTGGGGTCCAAGAGAAGAAGATATATAAAAATAATCATATGGAGTGAAATACCTCCATATGGTTCACAATAATAGATTTATATGATGTTTGACAGTAATACCTAATATTTATTAATATATGAAAAATCAAACATTTATTCCGAGCGATCAATTAATTACATCATTATATGAGGAGTTCAAACGAGACGATACTATTATTAGTATGATGGCATTAAGAAAAAAAAACAATTTCGGTTCTAAGACGGGAAGAAAGGTTCAGTTGGCTATTTACAAAAAGTATGGAGAAAACAATATAAAGAAAATATGCTTGAGTAGGTGTGGAAAAAGTAGAAGAGCAAAATCTAAAGGAACCTACAAACCATCGCCAGAAACAATACAAAAAAGAGCTAAAGCAATAAAGCAATCGTATATCAATGATCCAAAACTTATAGAATTGAGAAGAAAAAACGCATACAATACGATAGTGGGAAGGAAACAGACGGACGAAGAAAAAGAAAAACGTGCCAATTTGTTGCGAGGAAAAAAAAGGAGTCAAGAAACGAAACTTCGCATGTCTTTGGCGAAAAAAGGAATTCCTCTGTCAGAAAAGCATAGAAATAGTCTAATAGGAATATCCAGAAAGAAAGTAAATAGAAGTTATCCGAGAAGCGAAGAAACAAAAAAGAAGTTATCTATCATAGCAAAACAACAATGGAAAGATGGTATTCATACACCGACATATAGGTCAAAAGGTCAAATGGAGATGGAATACATTATTAAAACGATGGGGTATAACGTCGAACCCGAATTTATAATAAATGGACGACCATACGATACTTATATACCCGCAAAAAATCTGTTGGTGGAATATAATGGAACATATTGGCACAGAGATCCTCGTTTCTACAAAATTACGGAAGAAGTAAAGTTAATACACCGGAAAGATGCCGAAAAAATAAACTTGGCAAAATCCCACGGATATGATATAGTAGTTGTTTGGCAACACGACTGGGAAAGTTGCGTGGATAAAAAACAATATCTTAAAGATATTTTAAACAAACATGGAAAACAAATATAAATCAATTTTTGATAAAATAAAAAAAGAACACAATACATCGTCGTCCTCGGGATCTAAAAAATTAAACGACGACATATTGGTGGTTGATGGGCTGAACCAGTTTATAAGAACATGGATTGCCGTACCTACGTTGAGTGCAAACGGTGACCACGTTGGCGGAGTAACTGGATTTCTTACCAGTCTTGGATATGCTATAAAACTATTACGTCCTACAAGAGTTATTGTAGTATTTGACGGTAAAGGCGGAAGCCAACGCCGCCGAGACATATATCCAGAATATAAGAACAATCGTAAAGTATCTGTTCGTGTAAATAGAGCATATGAAGAAATGAGCGATCCTAAGACAGAACAGGAAGCGATGATAAATCAAATGGTGAAACTGATTGATTTTCTTCGCAGCCTGCCTGTAAGTGTAATTTCTATTGATTATATAGAAGCAGACGACGCTATTGCTTATATTGCCACACAGATGTATTCAACATCCAAGATTACCATAATGAGTGGTGATAAGGATTTTATTCAACTTATCAACGATAGAGTATGTATCTGGAGTCCTATCAAAAAGAAGATATATGGCGTGCAGGATGTAATCAATGAATATGGCGTTCATCCTACCAACTTCATTTACTATCGTATATTAGAAGGCGATAGTTCTGATAATATTGATGGCGTCAAGGGAGTTGGACTCAAAACTGCTATCAAATGCTTTCCTATGCTTACAGAAAACAAAGAAACTTCAGTCGAAGAACTATTGCTTCGTGCCAAGGATTGTATAAACGAAAAGAAGATATATTCAAGTATTGTGGAACATTCCAAGATCTTGAATAGAAACTATATGCTTATGCAACTAAAGAACCCAAGTTTTGCAGGTTCGTTGCAAATGAAAATATCTGATGCTGTAGAGAATGTATATGACTACAACAAGTTTCATTTTATACAAAAACTTACAGCACACGGTATGCACTCCACTATACCAAACTATCATGTATGGTTGCAGGAAGTATTCTATCCTTTGCACGTTATGGCAAAAACTGAATAATTTTTCTGAATCAAATTGACGAAACTCCAAATGCGTCGTAATATTCTAAACATCATCATTTATGGCTCCAGTAATCATCGACAATCTACACAAATATGGTCTTGAATTTCAAGTCAAGATCATCGCAAGCATCCTTACGGACAAGACGTTTCTTGAACGTGTTGTTGACATCATAGAGATTGATGCCTTTGAGAACGAGGCACATCGCTGGATTGTAAAGGAAATCATTCAATATCACGCGGAATACAAGGACTTGCCTACTATGCAAGTTTTCAAGGTGCGTGTTGATACTATTGAAAATGCCGACTTCAAGGCAACGGTGACAGATCACCTAAAGAGTGTATATCTCAAGATTAGTGAAAAGGATCTACAGTTTGTGCGTGAGCAGTTTCTTGAGTTCTGCAAGAACCAGAAACTCAAGAACGCCATTATTGAGTCTGTCGATCATCTCAAGACAGGTGAATATGACAAGATCAAGGGTCTTGTTGATAAGGCAATGAAGGCGGGTATGGAACGCAACCTCGGCCATAACTATCACAAGGACGTTGCTACTCGTATGAGTGAAATGTGCCGCAACACCATTCCTACTGGCTGGGATGTCATTGACTCTCTTATGGACGGCGGTCTTGGACCTGGCGAACTGGGTATTGTTGTTGCCCCTGCTGGCATTGGCAAGAGTTGGCTGCTGTGCAGCCTTGGTGCCAAGGCAATGAAGCGTGGCAAGAACATCGCACACTTCACGCTTGAACTGAATGAAAACTATGTTGGACTACGATATGATTGCTGCTTTACACATATTGACTTTCAGGAAATCAAGCATCGCCAAGGCGAAGTTGAAGATGTCATCAAGAAGATTGATGGTAAGTTGTTTGTGAAGTATTTTCCGCTAAAGACGGTTAGTGCTCAATCGCTCAAGTTTCATATTGAACGCATTCAGGCACTTGAGAATGTCAAAATCAATGAAATGATTGTTGATTATGCCGACATTCTTCGTCCGCAGGAAAAGGAAAAGAACAGCAACAGTTATAGCGAGGCAGGAAACATCTATGAAGAACTGCGGCAAGTTGCAGGAGAACTACAGATTCCTGTATGGACTGCTTCACAAACAAACCGAAGCGGCGGTCAGGAAGACGTTGTTCAGGCACATAATATTGCTGACTCGTATCGTAAGATCATGACTGCCGATTTTGTGTTCAGCGTAACACGAAACATGCAAGACAAAGCCAACAATACTGCTCGTTGTCACGTAATCAAGAACCGCTTTGGTCCTGATGGCATCACTTTGTATGCCAAAATGAATACCGGCAACGGCGAGATTGAGATCTATGATTCTAAGTCAAAAGAAGCAATGGCTATTCAGTCCGGTATGGAAGATGACGAGTCTTCTATGAAGACGATGTTGAAGAATAAATGGAATAGTTCTCGCCAAAATCAAAATGGCGAAAACGTCAATTTGTGAGAAAATTTTGTAAAATTTTTTTGCATAATTTATTTTTTATAACACGTATTTATTCTCCACACAATAATACCAAGCGGAGGAAATTTTTATGACAATCTTTGACGAACAAATCGCTCGTAAGCCAAATCGCTATCCCTGGGCACAAGAATATATTGATGCCATGTGGGCTGGACACTGGACTCCAAACGAGTTCACATTCACATCCGACTTACAGCAATACAAAACTGAACTAACTCCGCAAGAGCAGGTCATTATCAAGAATGCTTTGAGTGCAATCGGACAGATAGAAATATCTGTAAAGAAATTTTGGACGAAACTTGGTGATACATTGCCACATCCAGCATTATCTGATCTTGGCATTACTATGGGCAATATTGAAGTTATTCATAACAATGCGTATGAAAAACTATTGGATGTGCTACAAATGCAGGATGTGTTTGAAGAAAACCTAAAACTTGACATTATTCAAGGTCGAGTAAAGTATCTTCGTAAATATCTTGATAAGGTATATACAGACAATCGTAAGCAGTATATATACTCGCTGATCCTTTTCACGCTTTATGTTGAAAACGTGTCTCTATTTAGCCAGTTTTATATTATCAACTGGTTCAATCGTTATAAAGGATTATTGAAGGATACTGCCCAGCAGGTTGCATACACGGCAAAAGAAGAAACACTACACGGTCTGGCCGGTGGAAAGATTGTAAATACTATTCGCCAAGAACTACCGGAGTTGTTTGATGCTGAACTTGAAGAAAAAATTATTCACGAAGCTCAAGAATCATATAATGCTGAATGCAAACTTATTGATTGGATGATCGGTGATTATGCTGATGAAAAGATTAGTGCAGATATTCTAAAGGGATATGTACAGCGTCGTCTAAATGATTCGCTTGAGATGATTGGCTTCAGAAAAATATTTGATGTGCCGCAAAGCATTATTGAGTTGACTACTTGGATGGATGAGGATGTAATGGGTAATACTATGACTGATTTCTTCCATAAGAGACCGGTCGAATACGCAAAGAAAACACAGTCTATACAAGCAGACGACCTATTTTAATATATATGAGTAAGGACATTTATTGGCTGAACAAGGACAGCATCACATTCCTTGAAAGAGGATATTTGCCCAAAGGGCAGACCGCAGAAGAAAGAATCCACGAGATTTCCAAGGCTGCGGAAAAGATCCTAAAAAAGAAAGGATTCGCTGAAAAGTTTGAGTCCTATATGCACAAAGGATGGTATTCATTGTCATCTCCTGTTTGGGCAAACTTTGGTAATGGACGCGGACTGTCTATTTCTTGCAACGGTTCATATGTGTCTGACACTATGAATGCCATTCTTGAAAAGACTGCTGAAGTTGGTATGCTTACCAAATATGGTGCTGGCACATCTGGTTATTTTGGTGACCTTCGTAGCAGAGGTACGCCTATTAGCGTAGGCGGCACAAGTTCTGGTCCTGTCCATTTTATGGAAATGTTTGATGCGGTTACTCGCGTAGTATCGCAGTCAAATGTACGCCGTGGCAGTTTTGCGGCATATCTTCCAATTGAACATCCAGATATTATGGAGTTCCTTGGTATTCGTGAAGAAGGGCACGCTATTCAAGACTTGAGCATTGGTGTTTGCGTTAGCAATAAGTTCATGAAGAAGATGATTGAAGGCGATAAGGACGCTCGTGCTGTTTGGGCGAAAGTGCTCAAAAAGCGGTTTGAGTCTGGCTATCCTTACATTTTCTTCAGTGATAATGTAAATGATAATGCCCCAGAAGTATATAAGGACAAGAAGATGAAGATTCACGCTTCTAATCTATGTTCTGAAATCTGCCTGAGTTCTTCTGCTGAAGAAACATTCGTGTGCAATCTATCTTCTATGAATCTACTTCATTATGAGGATTGGAAGAGCACGGACGCTGTAGAAACAATGACATACTTCCTTGATGCGGTTATGGAAGATTATATTCAGGCAACTGAAAATATTCCTTTTCTAAAGGCTGCTCATACCTTCGCCAAGAATCAGCGAGCACTTGGTATTGGTGTGCTTGGATGGCATTCATTCCTACAAAGCAAAATGATTCCGTTTGAGAGCTTGGAAGCCAAACTTCTGAATACTCAAATCCATAAGGTCATTCGTGACAAGAGTTATGCTGCCAGTAAGGAAATGGCCAAGGAATATGGTGAGCCACCGCTACTAAAGGGATATGGTCGTCGTAATGTTACTACAATGGCGATTGCTCCTACTACAAGCAGTTCATTCATCCTTGGTCAAGTTTCGCCAAGTATCGAGCCGCTGAATAGCAATTATTATACAAAGGACTTGGCTAAAGGTAAGTTCACTTATCGCAACCCATATCTTGAAGCAGTACTTGAAAAGCACGGCAAGAATAATGCAGATACTTGGAAGAGCATTCTTCTCAAGGGTGGCAGTGTTCAACACCTTGAGTTCCTGTCAGAACACGAAAAGGATGTATTCAAGACGTTTGGTGAGATTAGTCAGAAGGAAGTCATTATTCAGGCTGCTGCACGCCAAAAGTATATTGATCAAGGTCAATCTCTCAATCTAATGATTCATCCCAAGACTCCAGTCAAAGATGTAAATCAATTGGTTATATTCGCTTGGGAACAGGGTATAAAGTGCCTTTATTATCAACGAGGCACAAATCCTGCCCAAGAACTGGGTAGAAGCATCCTAGAATGCAAGAGTTGCGAAGCATAATACTATAAAAACACACATAACCGCCAATAATACGGCGGTTTTTTGTTATATAATAATATTTATATACTAAACCATATATACATTTATGAATCGTGAACTTCTAAAAAAAGCCATCAAAAAGTTAGTATTGCAAGAAATCACCAACAATCAGTTTGGTACACCTATTCAATCAGATAAGAAGGATTTGACTGGCGAAGAAGCACTAACCAAGGCAATGGGCAAGGACGCCAACGTAATGAAAATCCGTGGCACAGGAAAAACCGCAGGAATGAAAGGCAACCAAGAAGTTCAACTAAGCAAAAACTGCGATCATTGCTATGACGTTGTGTCTATTACAAATGAATCTGAAAGAAAGATTGCTCGTGGTATTTCTCTTGAAGCAGCAATGGAACTTGTAAAACAACATGCTGAAAGTTCAGATAAGACATATGTCCAAAAAGCATATGATAAGAGTCTAAAAGGATTTGGTAAGAAGCCATCCGAAAAAGAAGAAGCCAATGAAGCCGACAAGATGGATGATGCCGATGAAGAAACTCAAGTTGAAATAGCAGATGATACTACGGTAAAGGCGGAAGAGAAAGTAGATAAAGAAAATGCTCCTATCAACAAAGACGTTGCTCCAGCCCTCGGCGGAAGCATCGTTGACAAGATTGAAAAGATTGTAGATAAGGTATTGAAAGATAAAGCAGACGCCAAATCCGCATATCTAAAACACGATAAAAGCACAGAAAGCCCAGACAAGCTATCTGTAAAACTAAAAGACACTCCTGCTCTAAAAGAAAAGAAAGCATAATATGAAACAAAAAAGCATAATCAACGACACATTTGAAAAGCACAAAAAATTGGTGCTTGAGCATTTGAACGAAAAACGCAGAGTTCCTGCAAGCGTAGATACAACATTTGATACGATGGTAGACATAGATCCAAAGAAACTAGGAAAAAATTTACCTGAACAAATAGAAGTCAATGTTGAAGTATACGCCGAAGGAGAATATGCCGATGCGAGCTTTGACCATGAATTTGGAACACATGATCCGGGAAGTGGATACGAAATAACTAAGGTTATAGTAACTGCAAAAGAAGATACATATGTGTTTGATGCAGAAGGAAATCAAACAAGCGAGATATTATTTAATGCTGGAGACACTATAGATCAAAAATCCATAGTATCTAACATAGACGACGAGATTTATGAAAAGCTCGCTGGCGCTGGAAGCGATTATTGATAAGTCTTAATAATCAACAACTTAAAGACCCCACACAAAAATGTGGGGTTTTTTATTGACTTCATATAAAAAGTGTACCATAGTACATACATATGAATAAGACCAAAAAGAATATGCCCACCGACACCAAGACGTTTATCGACCAGTCTGCTGACATCAAGCCCAGCAAGCTATATATGAAGGATATCAAGTGGAAGTATCTTGTTCGCAGTGCTCTGCGTGGCAAGAATATTCTTATTGTTGGTCCAACAGGACATGGGAAAACCTTCGCGGTCCAATGCTTGGTTGAAGCCCTTTCTGAAACTATTGAAGAAGAGGTTACGGAAGAACGCCTTAACGAACTCAAGGCTACAGAAAATATCACTATTATAAAAACAGAAGAACTAAAATAATGGCGTGGAATATTCTACTGACTTATATTTATATATGTCATGATAATATACAAAACTACTAATATTCTTAATGGAAACTATTACATCGGAAAAGACAGCAGAAACAACCCACATTATTACGGGTCTGGACTTGCTCTTAAATCCGCGATAAAAAAATACGGCAAAAATAACTTCGTAAAAGAAACTCTGGAAGTTGTGGTGGGTAAAGATTTATCAAACCTATTGGAACGAGAGATATACTGGATTGATAAATACAATGCGATAAATGACCAAAACTCATACAATTTACAAAGAAACAGTGGTTTACGACCAAAGATAGTCACCAAAGAAGAAACACGAAAAAAAATAAGCCGAGCAGTTAAGCGAGCATTTAAAAACGAAGAATATAGAAAAAAAATAACAGAACACAATCAAGGAGAGTCAAATCCAATGTTCGGAAAATCTCAATCCGAATATCAAAAAAAACGAGCAAGTGAAGCAAATAAAGGAAAAGTTTATTCAAAAAAGACAAGACAAAAAATTAGTGATGCAAGAAAAGGAAAATCATTCTTGACAAAAGAAGGTAAAAAAAATATTGCAGAAGCAACAAAAAAAAGATGGGAAATATATCGTCGTGAAAAACAAAACATACAAAGTAACTTATAAGAAACATCGGCCATTTATGGCCATTAACCTTGGGAGTACGCAAGATGCCCGAGCTACGCTAATTGGAAATACTCAATTCTCCAAAGAAACTGGGACATTCTTCCAAGAATCTCCATTTGTGAAGGCCATCTCTACACCGAATTCAATTATTCTACTCGACGAGTTGAGCAGAGCCCATCCCGACGCTATGAATATTTTAATGCCAGTGCTCGACAATCAAAAGTATTTGCGACTGGACGAATCGGGTGGAAAAGTTGTGAGAGTTGCTGATGGGGTATGTTTTATCGCAACCACCAACATTGGCAACGAATATACCGCTACCCGCGTGATGGACAAGGCTTTACTTGATCGTTTCACCGTCAAGATTGAGGTTGATATTCTTTCGCAGAATACAGAGATGGAACTCATCAAGACCCACTGCCCCGATGCCAATATGAACACCATGCTGGCGGTTACGGAAATTGCTGCTGCTACCCGCGAGTTTGCTTCTCAGGGCAAGTTGAGTAAGTTCATTTCTACTCGTAGCGTCAAGGAAATGGCCGAACTTACCGTCGATGGATTCAACCTCACAGAACTTGCTGATATGGTTATTTATCCCGATTATCCGGATGATGGTGGACTTGATTCCGAACGTACTCTGGTAAAGCAGGTTGTGCAAAAGTATATCAGCACCGAGACCAACAACAATCTTTATACCGCTACCGCCAATACTCCTGACGGCAGCACCCCCTTCTAATAATGAAAAAGAAATACGCAGAGTATTCCAAGTTCTGGCTTGGTGAGGACTTTTCTAAAGAAAAGTTGGATGTAGATACTACATACGGACTTATCAAGTTGTCTGAGTACCGCCGTGCGGTCAGTAATTTTGTGTATATTCTTACCGGCAAGAACATTCCTGTTCGTTTTGCAGAAAAGAGTACGTCAATGACTGATGGCAAGGTTGTGTATATTGGAGGCGAAATCTCCAAGGGTGAGTTTGATCCTACCGTTGGTATTGCTCTACACGAAGCCGCTCACATCGTAAAGTCTGACTTTTCTCTTATCAAGACGCTGTGGGGCAAGGTTCCCAATAATCTTGTCAAATCCGCCAACGGTTTGATGAACCACAACGATATTGGCGAACTTTGTAAGTATATTCTCAACGTCGTTGAAGATAGATACATTGATGCTTGGGCATATCAGATTGCTCCTGGCTATCGTGGTTATTATCACGCCTTGTATGATAGATATTTCAATCTTCCTGAGATTGGTCAGGCTATTCAGTCTGACAACTATCGTACTCCTACTCTTAGCAATTATAAGTTTCATTTTACAAACCTTGTAAATAAGAACTACGATCCAGATGCTTTGCCTGGTCTTCGCAAGATTACGGAGATGCTGGATGTTAAGAACATTCTTAGAAATGAACTTTCTACTGCTGTGAGCAGGCGAGATCTTTCTATGGAGATCGTCGAAGAGATTATCAAGAATGTGATTGATGGTCACAATAACTCCAATTCTTCTCAAAAGAATAGCACCAAGTCAGAAGACGGTGATGATTCTTCTTCTGATTTCCTTGGCGGAACCGAGGATTCGGTGGATAGTATTCCAGATTCCGATGATTCGGGGGACGGCGATGACGCTAATGGCGAAGACGACTCGGATGATGCCGACAATACTGGCGATGGAGACAAAGAGGATACGGATAATGAAAAGTCCGATAAGCCTGCCAAGGCAGAGAAAAAAGTTTTGACCGATAAGAAGATGGCTGCTATTGAAAAAATTATCAAGAAGCAAGAGTCTTTTATCAACAGAACCGCTGCTGTGTCTCCTTTCAAGAGCAAGGTTATCAGTAAGTTGAATACACTTGAAAAGAGTGGCGTCAATATCGAAGTCGTTGGCGGAGAAGATGGTATTCCTCCCGTTGAGTGTATCGTTGTTACTAATCTTACAAAGGAACTTATGAACTCCAACGAGTTTCCGTATACCAACGGCTATACGTCCTTACAAGAAAATATGATGGGGACTCGCGGAGTGCGTAGTGGAATTGCTATTGGTACAATGCTTGGTCGCCGCCTACAAATCCGAAACGAAGTCAAGACTACAAAGTTTACCCGACAGGATAGTGGTAGAATTGACAAGCGACTGATTGCTTCTATTGGCTATCAGAACGAAAACCTGTTCTATCAGACCAGCGTAGATAAGTACAAGAATGTTCATCTACATATTTCTGTTGATGCCTCTAGTTCAATGAGCAGCAAGTGGGAAAACACAATCTCTACCCTCGTCGCTATTGCCAAGGCTGCTAGTATGATCAACAACGTCTCTGTATCTATTTCTTTTAGAAGTGGAGTCAGACTAAGCACCAGACAAAGTGAACTTCCTTATGTGGTAATCGCATATGATTCCAGAAAAGACAATTTTACCAAGATCACCAGCCTATTCCCGCTTCTTTTTCCTTCGGGTTCTACTCCAGAAGGTCTGGCGTTTCAGGCTATTCTGGAGCATATTCCGCAATCTACATATGAATCTGACTCGTACTTTGTGAATATTTCCGACGGTGAGCCTGCGTTCAATATTGGCAATATTGTTTATGTTGATACAATTGCATCCAACCATACACGCAAGCAAGTTCGCAAGATGATGGAGAAGGGCACAGAAGTAATCAGTTATTATGTTGAAGCGGATAAATATAATACGGATAATAATGTAAAGAATTTCAAGAGCATGTACGGCAAAGATTCGCATTTCATTGATGTAAAGAATGTTGTGCAGATTGCTCATACGCTCAACAAGAAGTTTTTGTCTAAAGCAACTGCCTAATGTTATAATAAAAAGTATTTGACTTTATATATTATGTCTCCATAATAGGTACATAATTAAGCAATACCTATGATTATCAACGAAGCCGTATCTTCTCCTGTTCTTAGCAATGTTCTTGCTGCGCCCAGCCGCTTCAAGATCAAGGCTAGTGCCAAGGCGTTCAAGATCCTCTCTGGATTCTATAGCGAGCCTATTCTTGCTATTCCGCGTGAACTTGGTGCTAATGCTTGGGATAGCCACGTAAAGGCTAGTAATACAAACAAGATGTTTGAGGTTCATGCTCCTAACACGCTGGAGCCTTGGTTTGCTATTCGTGATTATGGCACGGGGCTTAGTGCGGATGATATTGACTCTATCTATACTACCTACTTTGAGTCCACCAAGACTGGTGATAATGACAGCGATGGTTGCATGGGACTGGGCAGCAAGACTCCCTTCAACTATACCGACAACTTCAATGTTGTTTCTTGGCATAAGGGCAAGAAGCATGTATATAACTGCTTTATTGATGAAACTGGCTCGCCCAACATCATGCACATTTCTACTCAAGACAGCAATGAGCATAGCGGTCTTGAAGTCAAGTTCTCTGTAAAGATTGCCGACATCAATATGTGGCACACCAATATTCAGCGTGCATATAGCGTCTTTCGCTATCGCCCTGTTATTGTTGGTGCTAATATCCAGTATACTGAGCACCAGTATATTATCCGTAATAACCATTGGGCACTTAGAAAGGTTGATCGCGGTTATAGTTACGGAAATCCGTGTAATGCTTATATGGGTAACTATTCTTACCCCATCAGTGCAGATGTCATCACCCGAGCCGCTTCTAATAGTAATTTGATTTCGTCTGCTGTTGCAAGGCGTATGCTCGACACTGGTGCTATTGATTTGTATTTTGATATTGGCGAACTGGAAGTTGCTCCTAACAAGGAACAACTTCAGTATGATGACACTAATAGCAAGACCGCTAATGCTATTCTGCACGCACTTCGTCGTATGTTTGTCGAAATGTCTGAGTATGTAAAAAAGAACATGGAAGTCCCCGTTTCTTTGTGGGATGCTATGTGTGTTTATAACAAGTACAATTCGCACACCAGCGAGCACAAAGTTTTGACCAATATTCTTGGCGACATTCAAGTTTCTTATAACGGAAGTTCTGTAAATTCTAGCAACGATAATGCTCGCAGAATTATCAACAATACTTTCAAGAACGACGATGCATCCAAAAATTTTAAGACGTATAGTGTAAATTATACAAAGTCGGCTATTTGGAAGGTTGTTAGCGATGCGAATACAATCGCATTGTCTGATAGGAAGCTGTATGTGTTTCATACCGCAAAGAATGTATTCAACAAGTTAAAGGTCTTGGATTATCTCAACAAGCTTGATGATGCTATCAAGAAGAACTGCACGGTGCTTGCTATTATTGATAACACTGCTGGCAAGAAGGTATATTCTACTTTGGTCAATTATTTTGGCTGGGACAAGACGCCATATGCAACGTTGATCGATATTGATGCTATGCCGCGTGTTGTTGCTGCTCGCAAGGCCATTACAACTGCCCGCACCGATGAAGTTCATATTGCCAACATTTCTCGCGCCTCTAAGACAAACAGAGTGAATGTTTCTTGGAGCCGCACCGCACATGATTTTGATCTCAACAATACTTACTATTATTTCAATTTTCATTACAATACTCCCAGCATTGTAAATAATGGTGGTGAGCCGCAGGACATTTCTATACACGTTGATGAACTTGTAGATATTCTAATCCATAACAATGTGAATCTGGGAACGCATATCTATGGCATCAATGTAAAGAATAAGCATATGCTTTCTGTTGGTAAGTGGATCAATATCGTTGATGCCGCCAAGAGTGTTGTGGCCAATGATATTGCTACATACGAGCATAAACTTTACTTGAATGGAGAGATGGAAAACTATCAAGTGCTTCAGAATCTACACGCAAAGTTGTCTTCACATCCATCAATCATTCAGAATATTAAGAATGAAAATACTCGTGATATGCTTATGACGTTTGTTCGTACATACACCAATCTTCATAAGGTGTATAATACATCTCCGACTGCATCATTTCTTCATTTCCTTGGCGTCAAGAAAAAGCAGCACGCTGCTATGCCAATGAATCTTGAAGAGTTCAAGACTGTCATCAATGACAAGTACTTCAATATCCTTGATGCTATTCCTGCTTATTCTAATCAAATCGCGACTTTATATAACATCATCAACTTTATTGATGAGAAGTCATAATATCTATTGACAAAATAATAAAATCCACAT